GTTGGTGCTGGTTACACCGTCACAGTTCAAGGAGAGTGGAGAGTAGTATGACTAGTAAGATAGTTGTTAATAATATAGAAGCAGACTCTGGGGTTTCTACCGTTACTTTTGCAGGTGATATTAGTGCTTCTGCTGTTACTTCTTCTGGTGCTGTAACTGCTGGTAGTATTACGGTTGGTAATACTCTTATTAACTCTACTTCTATTGGCATTGGAACCACAGACACTACAGGACGCAATGCTGGAGTAGGGACTGCTGTCGGCACTCTGATTTATAATACTGATATAGGCGATGGTGTCGCTCAAATATACACATCTTCTGGATGGGTTGATGTTGGTAATAATGCAGGATTTAGTGCCACCGGTGGAGACACTGTAGATACTTCATCAAGACCTGGATTTACAGTTCACACTTTTACTGGACCAGGCTCTTTTGAGGTTACTGCCAGTAGTGCAACTGTCGAATATCTTGTAGTCGCTGGCGGTGGTGCTGGTGGTTCAGATGGTGGTGGCGGCGGCGGTGCAGGCGGATTCAGGACGGGAACGTTGCCAGTAACTCCGGGTGCATATCCAGTTATTGTTGGTGGAGGAGGAACTCGTGGTGCATCACCATATCCAGCAAGCGGCGGCGGTGGTGCCGGTGGTGATTCTTCATTTTCCATTATAACTTCCAATGGTGGTGGTGGAGGAGCAAGATTGAATCCACAGCCAGCAACAGCTAGTGATGGTGGTTCTGGTGGAGGTGGTGCATATACGCCAAATCCTGGACCAGCTGGAGATGGAAATAGTCCACCAACTTCACCACCACAAGGAAATCCTGGAGGACCTGGACTTACTCTTGGAGCCAACTACGCTAGTGGTGGAGGAGGTGGTGCTGGAACTTCTGGAACTGCCGCAGCACATCCTACACCAAACAACCCAGTTGGCGGTCCAGGTGGAAATGGATCTCCATCTTCTATTACTGGTTCTGATGTGACTTATGCTGGTGGAGGAGGTGGTGCTTCGTTTAATGAAGCTAGTGGTCCAGGACCAGTAACTGTAGGAACTGGTGGTCCTGGAGGTGGTGGTGATGGTGGATCGAATACCCTTACTGAACCAGCACCACTATCGGTTGCTGCTGGAAATGGAACTGCCAATACTGGTGGTGGAGGAGGTGGAGCAGGAAATAGGGGTCAATCAGATAACTCTGGACTTGGTGGAAGCGGTATCGTCATCATTGCCTACCCCACGGCATAAATATCTAAAAAACTCATAAGATGGCGAGTAATCTTCGTGTAGACCAGATAACATCATCCACGACTGGTAGTGTCTCAATCGGCACGGCAACCTTTACGGGTGGGTTATCTGGTGATATTACTGGACTGAATGTAACGGGTGTTATAACTGCGACGACTCTGAATCAGAATCTTGGTGCTGTTGTAACTGCTACTAGTTTTAATGCGACTTCTAATATTACTGTTGGTGATAGTTTTATAAATGCGACTTCTATTGGTATCGGCACTACAGATACCACAGGACGCAATGCTGGTGTAGGGACTGCTGCTGGGACACTCATTTATAATACAACAACATCTCAGTTAGAAGTATTCAGTGGTTCTATTTGGACGGTAGCATCTCAAGTACCATTTTCTGCTACTGGTGGAACAATAGATTCTTCAACAAGACCTGGATATAAAGTTCACACTTTTACTGGATCAGCAGAAACTTTTACTGTTACTTCTGGACAAAAAACTGTAGAATATCTAATTGTTGGTGGTGGAGGATCTGGTGGTTGGTCTGGTCATACTTATTATGGCGGCGCCGGCGGCGGTGGAGGAGCAATTAAATATGGAACAAAATCAGTAAGTGTTGGAACTTATCCAATTACTGTTGGATCTGGAGGTGCAGGAGCTACGGCTGGTGATACTGATGGTGGACCAGGAAATTCATCTTCTGCTCTTTCAGTTACTTCTGGTGGAGGTGGTGGTGGAGGAGCAGCACAATATAACCCAGCCTGGCCAGCTGCTTCCGATGGATCTGGTGGAGGTGGAGCTGGTATAGGTGGTGGCGGAAGACCTGGACAACCAACTAATGCTACTCCTGGTGGAACGAATGATTCTACCTCTCCAGTAAATGGTTGGGGTCATGCTGGTGGTGGAAACTCTGGATCCTACGGCGGAGGTGGCGGCGGTGGTGCTGGTGCCACTGGTGGTTCTGGAGGAACGAATGGTGGAAATGGTGGTAATGGATTATCGTATAGTATTAATGGTTCTTCTACTACCTATGCTGGTGGTGGTGGAGGAGGAACTCATGGTGGTGGTGGAAGTGGCGGCACCGGCGGATCAGGTGGCGGCGGTAATGGTGCAAATCCACCAGGAACTGGAGTAGCAGGATCTGCGAATACTGGTGGTGGAGGAGGATCTAATTCAAGTGTGAATCCAAACAATATAGCGGGACCATCGGGCGGTTCCGGTATCGTCATCATTGCTTACCCAACAGCATAAGTTGTGCTATAATACATAATAAAAAACACAACTGATATGAATTTTGCAGTGTATTCGAAGGATAACTGTCCTTATTGCCATAAGGTAAAGTCTGTATTAGAGTTGACAGGAAGTAACTTTGTCGTGTATACTCTTGGTGAGGACTTTACCAAAGAGGAGTTTTATTCTGAGTTTGGACAAGGGTCAACCTTCCCTCAAGTAATCTGTGATGACAAGAAATTAGGAGGATCCGTTGACACAATCAAATTCCTCAAAGAACAAAAAATCGTCTGACGATAACATAAATAAACCAGAAGACCACAGGAATCGTGGCATTGAAGTCATTCTTAATGGAGGTAAGAGAAAGCAAACGCAACCATTCCACATCATCTTTGAAAAGATGGTTTGCTTTCTGAATCGGGAAGTCACCATCTATTTTGAGTTTTCCTTTAAGTCAAGGAAGAGAAAAGTAGTTTCCCGAGGCAAAAGAAATGTTAGCAGTTAGTTTAGTATTCGGTTCATTTCTAACCGTATTGTTTCTTGTAGTGGGGCTAATAGGAGGTTGGGTTGCACGAGAATACATGATGAACTATCGGGAGATTCCAAGACCTCACCCCGAAATGTTTGATAATCAGGGTAACCTGATTCCAGATGAGGTGATTGCATTTAACTTTGAGAACTATCATGACTACGAAAGCAACGACGAAGAAGACATCGACGAGTAAACCTAGAACTCCAAGAGCAAAAGCACCTGCTCAACCGATTCCAGATCTTCCCAAAAACCCCTTTACTTTTGAAATCTTGGATTTAGTTTCCAAGCAAAAGACTAAAGCTAAAAAGGTAGAGATTCTCAAGAAGTATGAAGAGATGTCTCTCAAGATGATCCTTATTTGGAATTTTGATCAAAGTATTAGGTCTGCTGTCCCTGAAGGAGAAGTTCCTTACTCCCAGTATGATGAACAAACAACGTCGAGTGGAACTCTGAGCACCAAACTCACTGAAGACATTCGTCGTATGCATGAGACTGGTTCTTTCTCACTTGGTGTGAGTGATAGGCAGGGTAGGACTACCATTCGTAGGGAATCCAAAAACTTCTACCACTTTATCAAAGGTGGAAATGATGCGATGAGTAACATCCGTCGTGAAAGTATGTTTATCAATCTTCTGCAAGGTCTGCATCCCCTTGAGGCAGAAATCATTTGCCTTGTAAAGGACAAGAGACTGGAAGAGAAATACAAGATCACTCAGGATGTTGTTGCAGAAGCATATCCTGATATTCAGTGGGGGAATCGTTCCTGATGGGAAAGGGTATTAACATTATTCACGTTAACTGTGACCCTATCCTTGCCGAAGATAAGAGTCTCCCACGAGATTCTTATCTTGTTACTTATGGTGATAACGATGAGCAAAGGCACGACATTGTTCAAGGACTTCGTTCTGATATCTTCGATCAGTATTGGGACAAGTATCGTGACGTAAGGGGAATGGAGTGGACTGAAGGCACTGTCAACCCTAAGATGTGGGGATACAAACCCTCCGAAACCAAAAAGCGAAAGTAGTTCACAGAATCGTCGGAAAAAACTCCGGCAAAATTTTGAGTCTGTAAGGTTTTGTATCACATTTTACAAAACTCACTTGCTAAATAATCGCATCAGGGGTATAATACCCTTACGTTCATCCTATGTTTCTACCTCTCCTACTGGCAATCGCCCAACCAGAACCAAAGATGCTTCTCACTTGTGAGCAGTTTGAGTGGTTATCTGAGAGGACAATGAAAACTGAATCTCTTTCTGTATGGAAGAAGATTGAGTTTATTGCTAGATACGCAGACGGGACTGATCCTGCCTGCTTCCCAGAGGTAGAAAAATAGGACGCAAGTAGGACGACGCGGAACGGATCGTTCATTCGCTATTCGCAAATAGCGAACGCAAACGCCGCCCGAAGGAACGGGATTTAACCGTCTCATTTCTTTGGAGTAAAACCAT